CTCTGACATCCAATATGCAGAACCATCAACTTCTACACATGCATTCTGTCCAACAAGTCCACAGTTAGTTCCAACTTGTGCAAACGCAAAGGTAAATGGTTGACCAACAAAACGTTGTGTAAATAATGCTGTATCCGTCCAAACATAGATTGCATCTCTACCTCTGATAGCTCCTCTGATCTGTGATCCGTCGGCCAGTCTTTGTGTGCCAGCTGTATTGGTTGCTGTTGGTGTGTAAGTATTTATATCTTCTTGGTCCGAGAATCTAATAAACATATCATCTTGTGTAGCTGTATTTCCAATAGTTGTTTCTGTTCCAAAAAATACTAAGTGACGATCCGGTGTAGAAACTAACATATGTCTTGATGCAGTTGGTGCACCAGATATAATTGTAGCTCTAATATTCTCTGCTCCTGTAGCAGCTGAATCCCATTCAAATACTGCACTGTCATGAATTAAACAAATTGCTTTGTCACCAAAATTATCTAGTGACCACATACCTGGTTCAAGAACTAAGTCACCTGATGCTGCTTCACCCCATGCTACAAAGTTTGTTGTACTTGTAACTGTTGCTCCACCACTATGAGCTGCAGCAGAAGTTCCTCTAACTTCTCTTGTTACACCTGTAAGTTCATTACCAGATATACCTGTGTATGAAATTTCTTCATTATCTATTTTAATAAAGTTTGTTCCTGAGTCTGGAAACTGTGATACATCTCCTAATATAATACCTGTAGTTACAGCATCGTTAATACCATTTGTAAGGGTTGTTGTAGGTTCACCAGCTACTTCACCACCCCATGATCCAAGTGACCAACCAAAACCTTTTGCTTGTACAGCTGGTCCTACAGGATAATAATGTTGTACTCTAATACCACCTGATGTTGTTGCACCCGAGCCAGATTCATTACCTGGCATTGTAATTGTAATTGTTGTGCTTGTTGGTACAGTTGCCACCATAAATTTTTTATCATTAAAATCAGACGCACCATAATTAGAGTTAGTTATCGCGCTAAAATTATCTAATAAAATTATATCTTGCTCAGATATACCATGGTCACCACTAAAAGTTATTGTAACAGTTGGTGATCCGTTGGTTGTGCTAAATGCACTTGTAAGAGTGTTTGTAGATTTGATTGGGTGTATATCATAAAATACACCACCTGAGTATGCATATAAAATTCTGTTTGTACCAATGATTGCATACTTTCTAGCCTTACTATTTACAAAATGATGAAGTCCTCTGCCTGCACCAGTCAGTGCGTCATCACCTAATTGTTTCCAACCACCTATTTTTTCAGGTGTGCCATATCTAAATCTTACATTATCACAGTCAGTCCATTGACCTTCTGCTGTAGTAGGTGTTATCTGTTTATTAATACCAGGCTGAAAACCTATTTTTTGTAACACAATTACCTCGCTGTTGTTGGTATTGCTGATGCTCCTGTAACAAATGGAGACTCGGCAAAGGCCATGTATATGTATTCATCACCAGAAACATTTGTATCTCCACCCACTCCTCTGTGCTTGAACCCATTAGAAAGTAGATCCATTGAAGAATATCCAACATCAGTTTGTACTGCTACTGTGCCATTACCTTCTAAAAATGATTCTGTTACGTTACGAGGATTTAGTTTATTATCTCTTATATTCCAATTTCTTGCAGTATCAACACACTTAGTCAAAACATAAGCTGGTTTAAATCCGGTGTAAACAAATATACCGTTTGTACTTCCATTTCCTGTGTAGCTTCCGAAGCGGCTGTAGCCCTGAACATCTGCAAAACAGTAAGCAATCATATTTTCGCTAGTACCATTAGTATCGCCATCATCTCCAACTGAAAAAAGTGTAGATGTTGGATCTGTACTTGCAAAACAAGCTGTGCAATTACCTTCAGCAGCATTGCTATTTAATGTTAATTTTTTAGCATTACCTATTGCTTTATTATAAATTGTCCATCCATTAGTAGCACTTCTATTTTTAAAAAAAATCATTTTAGGAACAGCACCTAATCCATGATAAATATTTCTTGTAGTGCTTCGATTTCCTGTAAAAGAAACAATGCTGAATCCAGCAGTGGTTGATACACTTCCTGATGAATCTAAATTAGCACCATTAGAACCAGAACTATTTGAAAATGATGTTCCAGCTTTCCAGTTCCATGATGCATAAGTTCTACCAGACCCATTTACATCTCCATCATCTGCCAGGGTAAATCCATCAGTATCAAAACTAGTTATATAAGCTGAACTAGTAACTTCTGCAGCATTAGTATTTCCTACTAGATGTTTAGTTACACCTCTAACTGAATCTGTTAAAACATGCGATGCAGTACCATTTCTCTGTTTAATCCAAGTCCAATCTGGTTGCATATTCTCAGTGCCATCTAAAGTGAAAGCCTGAGAACTTCCAGTACCATTATAATTTTTTGCCTGGAAATAAAGTTCTGGGTTATCTATTGTCGTGTAGGCCATTATCCATACTCCGCAAGGTTCTTTGTATTGATTGCAAAATAACCAGATGGTACAGATTGGTTAAAATTTCCATATCCATTAGCGTCTGAATTACCACCACTTTCGCTATAAGGTGGAGAACCAAAATTTACTTTTACTCCATCTCCATTATTTAATAATGCTGTCATTGGAAATAAAAATCCTGTTCTTGTTGTACTTAAAGCATAAGCATTAACTATTGCCGAACCACCTTTATAAATACTAATAGTAAAATTATCTGCATCTATTGCTACACCACAAACTTGTGATGATGTAAAAGTTCCATAATCTGCTGTTGTCGCAGTTCCATCTTTTCTTATTTCTCCACCAGATTGATTATAAAAAACTGTCGTTCCATTTTGATCGTGTGGAGCTGATCCTGAAAATACAGCACTTTCATCTTGCACTCCAATATATTGATAACCAGTAGTACCAGTTACAAAAAGACATTCAAAATACCATTTACCTTTTGAAAAACCCATGTTTGCTCTACCAGCATCCCATTGATCGTTTGTTCCACTCATAGCCACTAAATTAGCCTCTGAAAAGGCTACACTTTGTGCGTAGTTTGCTAATGGATTCCAAGTACAAGTATTATTAGTTGGGGTATCTGTCGATTGGTCTATACTAGTTAAGTTATTTACACCAAAGTCATTGTTATTACCAGATACATCATTTCCTAAAGTTGAACTATCTTCAAAGTCTAAAAAAAATGCATTAGTGTTAAAAGTTAAACCAGATATCTCTTTAGGTATCCATATTCCACTATCAGAATCAGTTTCTCCAAATGAATCTGGACCATAAGCTACATTAGTTGTAAAAACAAATTGTGACATATAACCATCAAAATCATCTGAAGCACCGTTATTGTACGTGCCTATATAGTGAGCATAGTTATCTCCAAAAGTTACCTCAGCATTTAGACCTGGATTAGTTCTTGCGGCAAAAGATGTCTCCTGAACTCCATTAACGTACATTTTAATTCTATCATCAGCTGTACTATCTGTTGTATCTAATTTAAGCAAAATATGATACCATGCACTAGTATCCCGAAACAATCTAGTTGTTGTTAAATTATAACTTCCACCATTATTAAAATATTGTAATTGATCACTGCCATTAAAATAAAAATTAGCATAAATTGAACCAGTATAGTAAACACTAAAAATTGAAGAAGAAGATCCTAAAGTACCTCTTTTAATCCAAACAGAAATAGTTTGTTTTTGTCTGTTACCTGAACTTGAAAATGATTTATTTAAATAATCTGAACTACCATCATTAAATCTTAATGAGTTAGATATATTAAATCCTGTGTCTTTTATGGAGTTAGTTCCAGGTATAAGTAGTGACATTAGTTCTCCAGTGTTGGAAGTTCGCCTAATGGTCTTTCATAAACAGGATTTTCTTCTGTGCCTGTATTTATATATGTGTATAAAGTTTCTAATGCTGGAGTATCCCCTGCATTTATTATAGCAGTTTCCATTTCAGCTTGTTTTGTTCTAACTGCATCTCTGTGTGTAGATACAGCACTAGGTATAGCAGTAGATTTTTCCGTGTTTCTAGTTATATACCAATCTGTTTTAGCAAGTTCATTAGCAACTGTTGTTTTTAAACTTCTAATTAATATTGTTTTTAATCCTTCTACTTTTACATTACCTTCAATGCCTGAGCCATCTGTTTCATCTTGTGCTGTAAATAAAGTATCTGCGTGTGCTTTAGGTGTAGCAGTTCCCCATGATCTTGTGACTTGATTATTTGCAAAAGTATAAGATTCATCTGTGTTGTTGTACCATTTTTCATTTTTTTTATTTGATGAATCAGTTATTACTTCATATATACCTATGGCATTTAATTCTGATTGCGACCATACAGAAAATATTTTAGCCGGATATCTTACATCTCCAATCACTAATGATTTAGGATTTGTAATTATTTTTGTTATATTGTTATCTTCTACTAATGCGTACATATTTTAACTTTCACTTAAATTTAATGTTCTACCTACTTCTTGCCATACAGCACCATTATATCTGAATACAAGAATATCTGCTTTACCATCTGTTGAAGTAAACGTTGGAGCAGTTGATGCTGCAAATTCGAAGACGGTATTAAAGGCGATCGTATGACTTCCGTTGTAGTTTATTTCTAAACAAATAAATGAGCCTTCAACTGAATTAGTTGGTGCAGAGAAAGTAGTATTTTCTGTTGTTAGATGATATGCATTTGGTTTTGCTTGCACATCCCATGCAACAGCATTTGAAGATGATGTTAATGCTTGTTGTGGAATATAAGCTAGATCATTAAATTTAATGTATCCAGTTCCTTTTGTTGTAATTTCTAACCCAATATTTGTATCACCACCTGATACAGCAAGACCAGGATTATTACCCGTTGCAGCATTTGTTACTTCTAATTCATTAACCGCTGAAGCTGTTGTTTGAAATATAATTTGTTCGTTTCCATTTGCATCTGCAATAAAACCTGCATCTGCAATTTTTGGAGCTGTTAAAGTTTTGTTTGTTAAAGTTGATGTAGAAGCATCTGATACTATAGTTGAGTTACCGCCAGTGCTCGGTATTGTTAAAATATTACTAGCAGCTTCTGAGTGTGGAGCAGCTTTTATCTGTTGTCCATGAGAATTATTTTCACAATTAAATTGAATAGCACCTTGATTATCATTACCTTTGACAGTTACGTGTCCTGTTCCATTTGGTGCTAATTCTATATCTGCATTTGATGTAGTAACAATGTCTTGACCATTCATATCAAGATCACCACCTAATTGAGGTGTTGTATCTGCAGCAACGCTTGCTATACCTAAAGCTACTTCTTTTATATCTGGATTAGTGCCATCATTTGCAGTTGCAATAACAATTTTATCACCTTTATCTGTAGTAGCAAAAGTAACAGTTGATCCTGAACCAGATGCATATTTAAACTGAACTGTGTAACCACCTGATGTTGAGTTTCTTAAAAAATAAAAAGTTTGAACATCTAAAGGTATTGTTACAATCTGATTTCCTGAAATTGAACCTGTGAACTCAATCATTCTATGAGAAAGTTCTGCACCAGTTGATCCATCTGAAACAGATAAAGCAGTTGTCTGTGCGCCACCTGCTATTGATTTAGCAACATAACCACCAGCTATTTGTTCTATAATTTGTAAATTTGTATTAGTTTTTGTACCCCATGTACCAGCGTTTTCACCAGTTGCTTGAAGTTCAACACCTAATGGTGTGTATGTTGATGCCATAAATTTTATCTCCTATGCAGCGTCACTATAACTTGTATTTGATCCAGTTGCAACATCCGAATATGTATCATTCGAACCTGTCGAAACATTACTATATGATGTATTTGAACCAGTGTCAACATCGCCATAAGCAAATATGTCTACAGTTCCTACACTAAAGGTAGCTGATAGTCCAGTTAATCCTACTGTAATATCTGTTAACGAAACTGTTCCTAAACTAGCACTAAACGATATTCCTGTTAATCCTAAACCTTCTTCTACAGTTAAAGATCCTACACTAGATGTTATTGTTTGAGCTGTCGGTTGAACTAATGCTCCACCTAATCCAACGATAGAACCCAATGTTGAAGTCATTGATAGTCCAGATATTTGAACTGTATCATTAGGAATGGTTACAGAACCTAAACTAAATGTTGCTTCAATACCTGTTAATGATGCTTCTTGTGAAGATGTTCCAGTTGCAGTACCCTGTGATAAAGTTATTTCTTGACCAGAAATAATTACTGTATCGTTTGGAGCAAAAGCTGTACCTTGTGATAAAGTTAAATCTAGACCTGTTAAACCAATGGTCATGTCAGCCACAACTGGTGTGCCTAACACAGATGTAATTTCTTGACCTGTTAAGCCCATAGTTACATCGTTCACGGTTAATGAACCAACGGAGAATGTTGCTGATAAAGAAGTATCTATACTTACAGGAACAAAAGCTTCTCCCTGTGATAATGTAATTTCAAAACTTGTTGGTGTTATTATTTGATCAGGAACATCTACTGAACCAATGTTAGATGTAATTGATAAACCTGTTGGAAATATAGTTACATCTTTAAGTTCACCCCACTCACCATCGTTCCAGGCTTGAGCACCCCAACCAGTTTTTAAAGTTGTAGCCTCGTTCCAATTAGCCTGGTTCCAGGTTAATCGGCCCCATCCTGAAGTCGTCGACATGGTCGACCTCCTATGCTAATCTAATTATTGCGGCTGTAGCGTCGTTTGTTGGAAACTCTATTTTAAAAGTTCCATTACTTGCTGTTTTGTCTCCACCAAAAGCAATGATAGCAACTGCATCAGTCGTTCCTGATCCACCAGCTGTCGTAGTGTTATAAATCATTGCACCATTTGCAGTAAAAGAAGCTGACGAATATGTAACATCACTAAAATCTGTAAATGCAGTTGTGCCTGTTAAACCAACTCCTGATCTTGTAAGAGATGCTCCCCCAGCTGTATAAGCTGTTCCTGATGTGTTTGTAATTTCGTTTGATGTTGAATAATCTGTTGTTGCCGCACCTAAAGATGCAGAGCTAGTAAATAAAGCTAGTTTAAAAGTATGTCCACCTGATGAAGCAAAGTTATGCTTACCTTGTAAAAGTTCTTGTTTGAAACTTGAACATATTGCTGATGTTATTGCCATAATTTATCTCCTACGGGTTTGCTGAGTTAACTGGTATTCTAACTGCGCCATCTGTGTAGTCGTCTCTTCGTCTTCTACCAACTTGCTCGTTAGCAAACTTCTGTACCTCTTGTTTATACTTATTTTCATATAGTGTCAACATGTCTATCGGACCTTTTAAAAAACCATAAGCCTCTGACAGACAACAATATAATAGTCCATTTGGAAAATTAAGACTAATATAATTAGTGTCATTATTCTCTAAAAGATCAGGCATTTTATTAAAATGTATTCTAAATCTATATGTTGTATTTGGTGTTGGAGCTAAGAATATTCTACCTGATGTAGTATCAGATTCTCCCGTAGCACCCCCAAACATAGCATAATATTTAGGTTGACCTTGAGCTGCAGAAGTTCCAGTTACATCTTGATACTCCTGTAAATATGTCATATCTTTCTTTTCTAACCATCTATTGGCCCCTGTAATTTCTGATCCTGCTGTATCGTAAACTTGTATACCTCTAACAAATAAACATCCAGCTGGAGCATTTATAGATTCTTGTCCAGCAACAAAATTACCTAGTTGTTGTTTTCTATCTGCATCAATTGGTACATCTCTAAATATTCTGTATTGTGCATTTAATATTATGTTTTCTAAAACAGCGTCTGTTAATACATTAGAATCTGTTTCAGTATAACTTTTAATTTGTGTTTTTAATCCTGATGCACTTAATCCAGCCATTAAATAACTCCTGCTTGTCTTAG